ATACGATACACTCCTTTTTTTAGTGTACCATATTTTTGTGATTTTGTAAAGATTTAATGTTTACAGGGTACTACATTTTTGGTGTGGTGCATTGAACGATAAGGGTTAGTAATTTTTATTGAATCTGCATATTTTAGAACATATGTTTTTGTATAATAGAACAAAGTTTCTATAAATTTGCAAAAAAGGCTTGACTTTTGGAAACAGATGTGCTATTATATAAACACATCAAACAGACGTTCCGAAAATGTGAGTGATTTGAACGAGATGTCTTGATAATATTATTGCTGTATGGGATTTTTTCTGCTTTATAGCAGAACATAAGTTTTATTATTTATCAGGGGGCTTGGATTTTTCGGAACGGAAGGATTTTTTTACTTATTGTATCGAACATACGTTTTTTATGAGAGGAGTGCTTGAAATGATTATTCGTGAAAAATGTGTATGCCCTGTGTGCGGGGACGAGGTTTTGTCGGAAGAGGTTGGGAGATTTGATATGTGTCTCGACTGCTTCGCCGATTCAATTGCTTCGGAGGTGACGGAAAGCGTGCTTTTCGATTTCCTGAGAGAGTACGGCAGGGAGTTCAGAGATTTCATCAGGGACAATTACGAATACTGAGGTGAAATGGTATGAGGAAGATAACAAAAAAGGCTGTGCTGAATGAGCTGGCGGCTATTGCGTTTTCCGATTTTTCCAAATTCGCCAAGGTCGCTGTGGACGAAAAGGGTGAGCAGGTCATTATTCTCACCGACACGGGGAAGCTATCCGCTGACAGCAAAAGGGCGTTATGCTCGATGAAGGCGGGCACTAAGGGAATTGAGATAAAGCTTTATGACAAGCTGAGGGCTTTGGAAATTTTAGGGCGGGTCTGCGGCATTTACGGCGGCGAGGACGAGGACGAAAAGACGGCTATTGCGGAGCTGAGAAGCTTATTTAAGGAGAGTGATGTGTTCGGTGAAGGAATTGTTTCTGACTCCTAAGCAGGAGGAGATCATACGGGTATCCACCCATGAGCCGAAGAGGTGGAACATTTCGGTGGGGGCGATGAGGTCGGGGAAAACCTATCTCGATTATTACCGCATTCCAAACAGGATACTGGCGGCTGACGGCATGGGGGCTGTGGCGCTGGTGGGAAACACTGAGGGCAGTGTGGCGAGAAACATTATTGACCCTATGCGGCAGATGTTCGGGGAAAAGCTGGTGGGCAGGGTGAAAAGCGGCGGCACGGTAAGGCTTTTCGGCAGGGAGTGCTTCCTTTTCGGGGCGTACCGCAGCGGGTGTGCGGACAAGATGCAGGGACTGAGCCTTTCGTACTGCTACGGTGACGAGCTGACAACTTGGAACGAGGACGTTTTTAAGATGATAATGTCAAGGCTTGACAGACCTAATTCCATTTTTGACGGGAGCTGCAATCCTACGTCGCCAAATCACTGGCTGAAAAGGTTCATTGACGAGGGGGTGAAAAACGGGTCGGTGAGGGCTTCTCATTTCACCATTGACGATAATCCGAAGCTGAATCCGTCCTTTGTGCGGACGCTTAAGCTCAATTATGCGGGAAGTGTTTATTATGACAGGTTTATCCTGGGAAAGTGGGTTAGCGCTGAGGGGGTCATTTACAGAGACTTTGCGGATTCGACGGGTGACTTTATTCTCAAAAGGATAAATCCCGCTGACATTATTATGGCTGATGTGGGGGTGGACTTCGGAGGGAACGGTTCGGCTACGGCGTTCAATCTAACGGGGTACACCAAGGGGTACAAAAGAATAATCACACTTGACGAGTATTACAAAAAGGGCATTGTCTCCCCTGCTGAGCTGGAGAGGGATTTTGTGAGATTTATCAGGAAATGCCTGAAAAGCTACCCTTGTCTGAGAGATGTTTACTGCGACAGTGCGGAACAGGTTCTCATAAGAGGTTTACAGAATGCGGCAAGGCGTGAGCGGCTGCCTGTGGAGATACACAATGCGAGAAAGGGGGAGATCGGGCAGCGCATCAGGTTTTACTCATCTATGATGAGCTGCGGGCAGTACAAGATCGCTGCAAGGTGCGTGAACACCATTAAGGCTTTCTCCGAGGCGGTATGGGAGCAGGGCGGCACGGACAGGCGGCTTGATGACGGGTCGGTGAATGTGGACAGCCTTGATGCGCAGGAGTATTCCACGGAGAGGAGAATGAACGATATTCTTGCGGCGCAGAAATAATGAAAGGAGTGATTAGATGGGCAGTATCATTTTCGGGGCGGCTAAGGCTTTCCCGCAGCTGAAAATTCCTATGGAGGAGGAATTTTACAGAAATGTGATATTGGTCTGCGGCAGTATTTACAGGGGTGAGCCGCCCTGGGGGTATGTGAAAAGGTCGGGGCTTTACGGCAAAGGCGAGAGGCGCATGGCTCAGCTTGGGTGCGCAAAGGTGCTTTGCGACAGTCTTGCGGGGCTTACCTTTTCAAGTCAGGCGGATATTTTCTGCGATGACAGGGCTCAACAAGATTATGCTATGAGGATACTCCAGGAAAACGGGTTCTGGGAAAAGGCTCCCTCGTTCTTTTCAAGAGCTTATGCCTTAGGCGGCGGGGCGATGAAGGTCTACATCGACGGCGGAAGGGTATGCATTGACTATATTTCCGCTGAGGACTTCATTCCCACGGGCACCGGCAGAGGGGGCATTTCCGAGGGCGTTTTCGGGAGCAGGTTTTTGCGTGGGGGCAGGGAATTTATCCTGTTTGAGCACCACGGAATTAGCGGCGGGCACGTTGTTATTGACAGGAAGCTTTATGAGGTCAGAAACGGGTCAATGTCAGCGGAGGTGCCTGTGGAGGAGGTCTTTGAGGGGCTTTTGGAGAGGGACGAGTTTCCCGAAATGGACGTGCCGATGTTTGCGTATTTTCGTCCTGCGGGGGACAACAATCTGTCGGAGGGGTCACTTCTTGGGCTCAGCTGCTTTGCAAACTGCACGGACACCCTTAAGGCGCTGGACATTGCTTTTGACAGCTTTTCCCGTGAGTTTGTGCTGGGGCGCAAGAGGATAATCGTGCCAAGCTCCTGCATTCGGACGGTGGTTGACCCTGACACGGGCAGGATAAGCAGATATTTTGACGCTGATGACGAGGTTTATCAGGCGCTCAAATGCGATGAGGACAGCGACTTAAAAATCACTGACAACACCTGCGAGCTTCGTGTTTCGGAGCACGTTGAGGCTATCAATGCTTTGCTGGACATTCTCTGCTTCCAGTGCGGTCTTTCCTCGGGCACTCTTGCTTTCAACAGCTCAGGCGGCATTCGCACGGCGGCGGAAGTCAAGAGTATGGAAACACGGACGGAAATTACGATGCAGAACAACCGATGTCTTGCGGCGGAGCTTATCGAAAGCACGGTGAGATGCATTATCCGCTGCGGTCAGATGTGCGGGGAGCTTCCTTTGAGGGAGGTGAATGTGAGGGTAAGCTTCTCGGACAGGCAGACGGTGGACAAAAGTGAGGTGATTAACAGGAACATAAGGCTCGTGGAGGCGGGTCTTATAAGCAGGGTATCGGCTGTTATGGCGGCGCTTGAATGCTCCGAGGAGGACGCTGTTAAGGAGCTGGAGAAAATCGAAAAGGAAAGGGGTATTGTAAAATGATTGATGAGATCATAGCTGAGGAGGCTTCTGTCGATGAGGCAGAAATTTCTGAGAGCGAGGGCATTGCCGCTCCCGATGAGGGAAGTGATATTTCCCGTGAGGAGGAGCTTGAAAATGCTCTTGCGGCGGCAAGAAGTGAAAATGAATATCTGAAAGCCAAGTGCATTTGCGCTGAGATAGGCGTTCCCATGGCTATGGCGGAGGATATCATATGTCTCGGAAGATTTTACGCCGAAAAGAACGGTGTGGATTTTGAAGAGGCGGCAAGGGCGGCTTATGCACGTATCTCTGCGGGCGGCAGGGGTATGACCACGGGAGTTAAGGGCGGCAGGCTCACTGATGACGGCTCTGCTCTGAGACGTGCTTTCGGGCTTAAGGGCTGAGCACACTGACATTATCAGTATCAAAAAATAAGCTTAAATTTATGGAGGATATGAAAATATGAACGTTATTACACTTGCTAAGAAGTACGCAGCTCTCCTTGATGAGACCTACAGAGAAAATGCCAAGACTGCTGTGCTGGAGTCTGACCCTGCACTTGCAAGAGAGGGGGCTAACGCCAATGAGCTTGTTATACCCAAGCTCACTATGGACGGTCTTGCGGATTATTCGAGAAACAGCGGCTATGTGAGCGGCGACGTGAGCCTTACCTGGGAGACTGTGAAGTTTTCCTACGAGAGAGGCAGAATGTTCTCGGTGGACGCTATGGACAACGAGGAGAGCCAGAGCATCGCTTTCGGCGCTCTTGCGGGGGAATTTGTGAGAACCAAGGCTGTTCCTGAGCTTGACGCTTTCAGATTTGCGGCTATTGCGGGCACTGAGGGCATTTCCAAGGCTGAGGGCAAGCTTGAAACAGGCGAGGCGGCTGCGGCGGCTGTGAGAAAGGCGGTTTCCGCTATGGACGCTGCGGAGGTGCCCTCTGAGGACAGAGTGCTCTTTATCACTCCTGTGCTTAAGGGTATGATAGACGATATGGACACTACCAAGTCAAGAGCTGTTATGGCTTCCTTTACTGATGTGGTGGTCGTTCCTCAGTCAAGATTTTACTCTGCTGTGAAGCTGTCCGACGGTGTTACAAGCGGCGAGGAGAGCGGCGGCTATTCCAAGGCAACAGGCGCTAAGAACATCAACTTTATGATAGTTCACAAGGGGGCTGTTATTCAGTTTACCAAGCACGCTCTGCCCAAGATCATCAATCCTGCTAACAATCCTGATGCGGACAGCTGGAAGTATGGTTACAGAAGCTATGGCATTTGTGCGGTATATCCCAACAAGGCTGCGGGCGTTTACTGCCATACTGCGGCTGAGTGATAAACAAAATCTCGGGGCGAGGGGGGTGATGAGAATGACATATCCCGATTACGAATTTTACAGAGAGGTTTTCGGCGGTTCTGAGGAGGAAGAGGTCATTATGCCGTTTATCCGCAAGGGGGCGGATATTTTAGGCGGATATATTACAGGCTGTGAGCTTTCGGACAATGATGAGACAGAGCTTTTCAGGGCGGTTTGCGCTCAGGGGGAATTTATGGAGGAAAACGAGGGCTTTTCTTCGGTGAAGCTGGGCGATATGACCGCAAGCTATGAGAAAAGAGGGGTCATTTGCCCCAGGGCGGCGGCTATCCTTGAAAGGGCGGGGCTTTTGTTCAGAGGGGTGACGGTGAGAAACGGAGGGGTGTAAATGAAGCATCTGCCATACAGCCTGCTTGACGGGGAATGTGTGCTGAGAAGCTATGGGGAGGCGGACATTTTCGGGGAACGGGAGGTCGTTTCCGAGACACGGCTCAGGCACATACACACGGAGCTTTACCGTGAGAGACGGGCGGACAGGAACGGTGAGAAGCTTATTTCAAAGGGGCGGCTGTTTTATGACTGCGGCAGGAGCGTGCCCGATGATGTGATGTTTTCATCGGTGGGCGGCTGTTCGGTCATTGTCGGGAATGAGGAGCTGTGGGTGACGGAGCTCAGGTATCATTACGGCGGCGGCAGGCTCAGAATGATCGAGCTTGAACTGGAGGGAGGTGAAAGGGTCTGAAAGAGATAAAAAGCGGCAATGAGCTTATGGAAATTCTTTGCAGGGCGGCGGGCGTTTATGCTTACGGTGCGGGGAATGTGAGCATTATCCCGAAAAGCGGCGGCGGCTTTGTGAGGGTCTACAGCGGCGGTATCGTAAGGCTAAAGGCGGTGATATCCGCTTCGGGCTTTGAGGGGAAAAGGGCTCTTATGGAAAGCGCTGACAGGGCGGCGGACAAGCTGATGATGTTCTCGGGGGAGGGCGTTATCAAGGTGAGTTCACCATATCCCGCTGTTGTTGCGGAGGCGGCAGAGAGCGGCTTTGCAAGGGTCGAGAGGGATATTGAGATAATTTACAGAGGGGTGAGGGTATGACGGTTTCGGAGGCTGTAAATGCGCCTGATGAGGGCGGCTTTTATGATGAGCTGGGGTTTGTGCTGGGGATAGATATGTCGGAAAACGGTGACACTGCGGCTGATGACTTAACGGCGGTGACGGAGGGCGTTTTTTCGGTATCCGCTGATTTTTCGCCGAGAGTAGTTATACGTGACTATGTTGACGGGGACAGGGCTGTGCCTGTTTCCAAGAGGGGCAGCATTACGGTGAAATTCCTGCGCATTGCGGGGGACGCTGTACAGGAGAGGATAATGGGGTGTGCCGAAAATGGGGTTCCTGTGAGATGTGTTTACACGGACGGGGACAATATTGCTTTTGAGGGGGATATGCTCATAGGTCAGGCGGGCGATATGCCCTCGGAGGTTTACGGGAGAACGGTGACAGCGGTTTTTACGGTATGCTGAGGGAGTGAAAAATTATGGCGGTTCATCTTAAAATAGGCGATATTGATGTGAGCAGGTTCATTACAATGGACAAGTACGGGGTGGAGACTGCTCCTGTGTATGACGAGGAAAGCGAATTTGTGAACATTTACGGGGAGAAAATCCAGAAGAGGACGGGGCACAAGGTCACGGTGTCGGCGGTGCTTTCAGATGTTGATGACAAGACGGCTGAGGGGCTTTCAAAGGCTTTTGACAGCGACAGCATCAGGGTGACATACTCCGCTCCCGATGAGAGGACGGCGGATTTTAAGGGGGTGAAGCTGGAGCTTTCACTTAACAGGGTGTTCGGGGGACAGAGGTTCTGGACAGCTGAGATAAAGCTTCACGCTGCTTTTGTTCCCGAGGACTGTCTTTAGCCTCATAGATTATGAGGTGACTATTGGGGGAACTGCCATAAAGAGCAGGGATATTGTTTCCATAAAGCTCATACGGCAGAGCGACAACACGAGGTCAAACGGAAATATGCCTGTTAAGGGCATTGTGAGCTCGGAGCTTATTATGACCATATCCACGGCGGACAGCTTTCAGCCTAATGCGGCGGTAAGGCTTAAGGTTTCGGGAAAGGCGGATATGGAGTTCTGCCCTCATTTTATAAGCAGCATAAGCAGGCGTGGCGGGCTTGTTACCATACGGGCTTTTGACAGAATGAGAATGACGGAGAATGATTTTAAGGACAGCTTTTACACGGAGGACAAGGAGCCGTACAATACATCTCAGGTGCTGGGGGATATTGCTTCTCAGTGCGGGTTCAAGCCCTGCGAGCTGAGCTTTCCTGCGGTGGACAGGCTTTATTACGGCGATGTTCACGGAAAAAAGTGCAGGGAGATACTTGATATGCTGTCGGAAAACGGTGTTGGGGTATGGCACTGCTCTGATGATGAGGAGCTGAGATTTACTCCGCTGTTTTCCATGTCGGGCAGTGTGAGGGTGAATGCTTCGGAGAGCGCTCCCCTGTATATCCATTCGGAGAAGGGTCCTTTTGAGGCGGTATATGCCAAGAACACGGCTTCGGGGGAGGTGTTTTCGGCGGGCAGCGGAAGTGATTTCAGGCGGTCTCTTAAGCTGTCGGGCAAGCTTTTTGACGGGGACAGGACTGGCGATGTTATGTCGCTGGCGGCTAAAAAGGTCTGGGGGTCGTTTTACTGCTCTCACGCTGATATTTCCTTTGCGCCCTGCGGTCTGACGGAATTTGTGTTCGGGGATATTTACGGGCTTATTTCCGTTAAGACGGTAATACACTTCGGGGCGGCAAGCGTTTATGCTCAGGCGGAGACGGCGGACATATGCGAGGACGAGTCGGATTACACCGATGTTTTTGGATATGAGCTGCTGAAAAAGATAGAGGGAGGCAGGAAATACGGCAGCACGGTAATTACCGACAAGGGTGTGGGGTTCACAAGCGACAGCGGCACCGATCTGAGAAAGGCGGACATTTCCTTTTTCTCTGCGCTGGGCGACAGGATAACTCAGTTTGACGGGGTGATGATGGACAATGTTATGCCTGACAGCATTAAAAAGCTTTCGGACACGGTGACGGAATTTGTTTACGGAAATACGGCTTACAGGCTGAGCTATGATGTATCATCGGACGGGGAAAAGAAAAACATCAGGCTTGTAAAGGAGGAGTAAATGAGCTTTATTGCGGGATATATTCTTGGGTGCGGAGATGTGGGTGACAGGAGAGTGAAAATGCTTGACGAGCTCGATCACATTTATAAGCTCGACATCGGCGAGGGGTGGGATATCCGGATAAAAATAGCCGACAACATTGACAATGCGCAGTATTTTAATTTTGCCCAAAATCACGGCGGGATAGGCGATTACATTACTATGTGGACGCTGTAAATACGCCACCTGTAATAACCCTTTTTACAAAAAATATCAGGAAAATTATCAATATGCCGATACTCCGAACAGGCTTTACTCGATTACCCGAAATTCAGGCTTCCGGGTGACATCGGCTGCCGCCAAGTTCAGAAGCGGTGATGCGTTTCTTACTGTAAATGTCGAGGGGACCTTTATCGAATCGAAAACCTATTACAGCTGGACAAACGATACCGACAGGATAGAGGGCGAAACCGTTGATTCCACCTCGACCTTCAGCAGGTCAAAGGACGATTTCCACGGTTCGCAGTTCGGC